GTCTGGTGAAATATTAGGTGGCTTTTTACCTGTGAGTAAATTTGTAATATGCGCAGTATGTTCATAATATTTATTATACTTCAATTTTTTCAATAACGATTTTACATTAGTTTTTGATATCATACTTGTATTTGTAATTTTATTTTTATGAAACTCACTTCGTAAGTGATCTAGTATATCTTGTGGAATATCTGTTGATTCTTTTGCTTGGAATTGTGCTAACCACTCATTAAAATGATTAATTCGTTTATATGCGAATGTAATATTACCTTCTGAATTTATTTCTTGTTCATATGATAATGTGTTTATTCCCATATCAAAAAAGCTATCGCTAGTTCCACATACAGGGCATATCATTAGTGCTTCATTCGCAGATATTATCTTTGGTAAATTACATGTTGTACATATATAGGAATCAATTTTTTCTATAATCTCACATGGTATATTTTCTACTTGACTCATGAATTCATTATACATAACTCCTTTTTCTTTTCCTACACTTTTATTAACAAAACTATTCAAATTGGATACTTTATTATCTTGTTCATTTTCATTATTATATGCATTCAATATTGGAACTACTTTTAATAAATAATCGATTTCATCAGTACTATTATTTATTCTGTTTTGTAAATCTATTAAATCGAATAAATTCGATTCTAAATCTAATTTTACTTTAAAATCATTACAATTTTCGATTTTGAACGAAATGTCATCTATTTCTTTATTTATATTATCTAAATTATTTTTATCATCTTCATATTTTTTTAAATATGCTTTATGTTTGTTTTCAATTGTACTCTTTAACATTATTATAAATATATTCTTTATTGTTTAAATAACTTAAAAAATAATGTATTTATATTAATATTAAAGTAATGAGTGTTTCTAAATATACTATACATTTTTTGACATTTTGTATTGAAATATATACTAGTATTTGTATTTTTCTTACGCGATATAAGCAAATATTTATAAAACAAGCTGAAAGTAATTTAACAAATGTTTTGTTAGTTAAATATGTTTTTAAATATTCAAATAATACTTGCATTGATCTTATTGCAAATTTTGCAATTGAAGCTAAATTAACAAGTGATGAATATATAAAATGTCACTGGGTTTTCAATAATAATTCATACATTACATTCTTTACAAATGCCAATATTAAATACTTTCTTCCATATACAATTTTTAATTTATATTTTGCTAAACCAGAAAATAAAATTATTGCTGGATTTATTACTGATAATAAAACGAAGGAAATAGAAAATTGTACTTCTTTTCTAAAACAACTAGCGGGTCCATACCAAAATTTTTATTCAAATGTACCAATTGATTTACATACTAAACATATATGGGGTATTCATAACAAAACCTTACAAATTATTACATTAAAAAATAAGTTTTCATTCGATCTTGAAAAAGATAATATTTTAACAATATAATGACTTTAACATTTAATGAAATTTCAAAAGAATATAATGATACAAAAATTCCAATTATTATTAATGTCAAAAACGATTTAATTGATTTAAAACAAAAAAAATTCATTGTTCCTAAAAATATTACATTAGCACAATTCCATTCGATTATTGCTAAGAAAATTTCAATAAAGAAAAACCAAGGTCTTATATTCTTTATCAATAGTACATTACCTAAAATGACTGATACTATAGGTTCTCTCCACTCTCAATTCAAATCTGATGAGGATGATTTTTTATATATACAATTATCAAAAGAAAATGCATTTGGTTAAAACATATTTAAAAGTTTGACTGATTATATTATTATATTAAGTATACCATATCATGTATATCATTAACTCTAAAGACAACTGTCCACAATGTTCATCAATTACAAAAATATTAGATGATTCAAATATTCCATATAAAGTTAAAAAATTCAAAAATTTACATGATCTTACTAAATCAATTGATGAAGATATCATTCTTGATATAGGTAGTTTTCCAGTATGTTATTCTGAACAATCTGATACCTATTTATCATATACTGATATGCTTCGTAAATATGATGAACCGCTTATTAAAAAAAATGGTGATAGATTTACTCTATATCCTATTCAGTATAACGATATTTTTCAAATGTATAAAAAATCACGAGCTAGTTATTGGCAACCAGAAGAAATTAGTCTAAAAGATGATATGAGCGATTGGATTGGATTATCAGATGATGAACGTTTTTTTATATCAAATATCTTAGCATTTTTTAGTGCATCTGATGGTATTGTGAATGAAAATCTCAATCTTAATTTTGGTGAAGAAGTTCAATACCCAGAAGCAAGAGCATTTTACACATTTCAAAGTGCAATTGAGACAATTCACTCTGAGACATATGGATTATTACTTGATAAATATATTCAAAATCCTACAGAAAAACTACATCTTCAAAGAGGTATTCAAACTATAGATTCAGTTAAGAAAAAAGCAGAATGGGCTCTAGAATGGACAAATTGTAAACGTTCTTTTGCTGAAAGACTAATTGCTTTTGCATGTGTTGAAGGAGTTATGTTTTCTGGTTCGTTTTGTGCAATTTTTTGGCTCAAGAAAAGAAATTTACTTCCAGGTTTGTCTTTCAGTAATGAATTAATCTCACGTGATGAAGGTTTACATACAGAGTTTGCAGTGTTGTTATATAATAATCATATTAAACATAAATTACCTGAAAAAACTGTTCATTCAATTATTTCAGATGCTGTTAAATGCGAAAAACAATTCATCATTGATAGTATCCCCTGTAAATTAATCGGTATGAATAGTGATATGATGAGTGATTATATTGAATATGTTGCAGATCGACTATTAACTCAATTAAATTATAGCAAAATCTGGAATACACCTTTACCATCTGCTTTTGATTTTATGGAAAATATTTCATTGTCTGGTAAAACTAACTTTTTTGAAAAACGAGTCGGTGAATATGCTAAAGCTGGAGTAATGTCCAGTGATAATAATGTATTTGCTTTAGATGCTGATTTTTAATTGTTTATTTTCTTTTTTTCACAGTTATTGCTATACTATTCTTCTTTGCTTTTTGTGGATTAATAGACTCATAATCATCCTCACTATGTTTAGAATTATACTTCTGTTTATGACAATTCCAGAATTGCGGCGATCCTATTCGAAATGATCCTTGTGGATGCATTTTTGCCTTATACCAATACACAACATCTTCTATTTTATTACTTTTTGAAGTATTATCTAATACTAGACATTCATAATTTTCAGTACATGCAGTTAGACATTGATTAAACATGTCAAATGTAGGAAAAATTCCAAAGAAATGTTTATAAATCTTTTCTCTATTCTGAATAATATTTTCTCTAAGTATAAATACATAGTCAATGTTTGCTCTTAAGTCTGGCGATAAATCCATACAATATTGCATTGTTAGCATAAAAAATATCTTCCAATGTCTACCATTCATGAATATAGCCCGTATGCATTTATCTCTCACTAGTTTTTTGTCATACATACAATCATCTAATAACATAAAAACTCCAGAATTTGGCTGATTCGTTTTTACCATTTTTTTTTGTCTTACTAATACTTTATCTACTACATCACTTGAATATTCATTATATACAAATAAATCAGGTATATATTGTTGATAATAACTATTTCCTTCTTCTGTACCTGACATTACCATTCCAACTGGTATATCTTTTTTATGATACAAAATATCGGTCACAAGAGTTGTTTTTCCAGTCCCACGTTTGCCAATAAAAACACATACACGATTACTATCAATAGTTTTAGGATTAAATTTCTTCAGTTGAAGATTCATCTTCTGTTAAAATATTAAACACAAAAAATTAGAGAAAAATTACACAACTTTAAGCGTTTTTATCTAGAATTTTTTTCTATGTATATATTAAAAAATGGGTGGAGGTCTTATGCAACTCGTCGCTTACGGAGCTCAAGATGCTTTCTTAACTGGTAATCCAGAAATTACTTTCTTTAAGGTGGTATACCGCCGCCATACAAACTTTGCTATGGAAGCCATTGAACAAACCTTCAATGGTGGTGGTAGTGCTCGTCAAACCGTTACTATTAGCCGCAATGGTGATCTTGTCACCAATATCTGGTTAGAAGGTGTAAATGGAACAGTTTTAACAAGTAACCCTAGTGATACATCTTATACACAAGTAACCAGTGAAACTGATATGACACCAGGCAGCGGATCTTTTTGGGCTAGATTAGGAAGTAAAAACATTGATCATATTGATCTTGAAATTGGTGGCCAACGTATCGACCAACATTATGGAGAATGGATGGATATCTGGAATGATTTAACTGTTGGAATTGATAAAAGAACAAATGGTTTAGATAAATTAAACGACGCAGGAGTTGTTCCCCTTCAATTCTTTTTCTGCCGCAACCCAGGACTTGCTCTTCCTCTGATTGCTTTACAATATCATGAAGTTAAACTGACTGTAAACCTTAAAGACAAATCTGCCAGTACACTTAAAATGTTTGTTGATTACATTTACTTAGATACTGATGAACGCAGACGTTTTGCTCAAGTTCAACACAATATGCTCATTGACCAAGTTCAACGCCAAGAAGGCGGTGATGCTCCTTCTGTTCGCCTCAACTTCAATCATCCATGCAAAGAACTTGTATGGAAAGGTGATATTGCA